AAAAAATAAAAAAATAAAAATAAAAAATATGGAAGAACAATTAAAAGAAAATACAATAGAAGTTACAACAACTTATGAAGTAGATGATTCAAATCTTAAAGAGACAAGAACTCCATTAAAAATAATACCAGAAATTACTACTTACAACATTGATGAAATACAAAAAGAGATAGATAAGATAAATGCAGCAATTACTCAATGGGAGAATAAAAGAGCTCCTTTACAAGCAATTATTGATAAATATAACGAGATAAAGAAATAAAGTTGGGAAATAATAATAAGAAATAGATAACAATGAGTGCAACACCAATATCAGACATAAATAAGATATTTCAAGATGGCAATAATTTTGTCTTTCAAGATGACGATAATTATAACTTCACCCTTAGATTTTTGGTTGAGTTACAAGATTCAGTATTAGCAGAAGATAAAGTTAATATACTAGCAAAATTATTAGTTGGTGATTCAGTGATAACAAGTGATATTATTAATCTGATAAGAGCTAAAATAGGAATAGAAGAACAAGGCAGTGGAAATGAGATAATTGGGGCATTAAGTAGATTACTAGTCAGTGATATATTTTCAGTAGAAGAAAAGATTAATCTACTAAGCAGTGTTTTATTATCAGACACAGGACAGGCAGAAGAGATAATAAAATTCTTGTTCCGTATAAAAGATTATTCTTTTTCTGACGAGATAATTAGGATATTAAATAAATTGATAGTTTCAGACACAGGACAGGCAGAAGAGATAATAAAATTCTTGTTCCGTATAAAAGATTATTCTTTTTCTGACGAGATAATTAGGATATTAAATAAATTGATAGTTTCAGATACAGGTTTAGCAGATGAATTATTAAATGCTTTAACAAAAGTAGTAATTAAAGACAATATAGAAGAACAAGAAATGATTGATATATTAAACAGATTAACAATTGACGACTCAGGACTCTCAAAAGAAAGATTAAAAGCAAGATGGGATAAATGGCTATGTCAAACCTACAAAGATAAGCCGTCACCTTATAAACAATGTTAAAATAAAAAAATGAAAGGATACACAACAATAGACCAAATAGAAAACTACTTGCTAACAGATATAGATTTAGGCTTCTATCACCAGATAGAGAAATGGATTGAATCCGCAGAAGATTACATTGAAAAGGAAACAGGTAGAGTTTTCATAGCAGATGAAACAGCAAGTATTAAACTCTATGATGGTAACGGAGAAGGAGTTTTATTTATAGATGATGCAGTTGAGATTGTAAGTGTAAAAATTAACGGAAAGGAAGTAGAGTTTTATCCTTATCCTGTTAATAAGACTCCAATTACAAAGATAGTAATTACAGAGAGATTCACAAAAGGAATACAGAATATAGAAGTAAACGCTAAATGGGGATATTCAAAAGAAGTCCCACACGCAATAAGACAAGTAGCAACCATACTCGTAGCAGGAATGATTGAAAGAGGATTAAAGCCAAAGGGAGATATGAAATCATTATCACTAGGGCAATATAGTGTGACTTTTGATGATATTATAAAGGATAAAGAGAGAGAAACGTTTGATATGTTAAAAAAATACAAAAGATATTCGCTAACAAATATATGATAGAAATATTCTTAACAAAAAAAGTAGATATTTACAGATTATCAGAAGAATCAGGTGATATGGAAGAATACACAAAAATATATTCTGATATTCCTTTTCATATCCAACCATTAGATGATTCATTTGGAGAGGATTTATCTGGAACAAGAGGTAAGGATTTTATGGCAGCAACAAAATTGCTTGATGTTCAAGAATATGATAAAATAGTAGAAGGAGATAATGAATACATAGTGGCAGGTGTTTCAAAGATGGATTTTATGGGAGAGAAACATCTACAACTAAGAATTAAATTACAAGAAAAAAATGGAACCTAGTATAATATTTACAGTAGATTTAAGAAACTCACAAGAGTTCATAGATGCGTTATACAGATTTCCTGGCGATATAGATAAGGCGATTTATGAAGCATTAAACGAAGTAATGGATAACATCCTAAAGAGAGCAAAACAGAACGCCCCAGTTGATACGGGAAGATTAAGAGCAGATATTAAAAAAGAAGTTAATCAGAAAAAACTAAGTGGAGTAATTTGGAACGATGTAAAATACGCAATCTATGTTCACGAGGGGCATAGAACTAAAAGTAAATACATAGAAAGGGCAATATATAATAATCAAAAAGCAATTCAGGATAGGATGCAGAAGAAATTAGAATTGTTAACAAAAAGAGGACTGATATGATTCAAACGATATTCAACAAAATAAAAGAACAACTGGAAACACTTAGTTATATTAAAGGAGTTTATGAATACCCTCAGAATAATCCTACTGGATATCCTTACTGCTTCTTAGAGTGGATTCAAAATGAATCAGAAGTATTGAATAATGAAGCAGATAGAATTATAATAATATACAAAATAACAACAGTTCAGGAAAAGATAGAGGAATTGAAGGGTAGAGAAGATGCGGAAAAGACGATTATGAATAGACAATGGCAGTTAGAAAAACTATTCAGAGATAATAATAACTTACAATTAGATTGCGTATTAAGAATAGAGCCAATACAATCAATTAAAAGTTATCAAAATGAAAGAATAGTAACAGAAACAACATTGAGAGTTCAAGCAATAAGTAGCGTTAATTATAAATAAAAAAATATGACACACATAGGAAGAAAAAGAAAAATTGGCATCGCAATAGAAGATGTTGCGGGCACAATTAAAACACCAACAATGCAGATTCAATTTTTGGAGTTTACATTAGAGCCAAGACATACTCCAATTGGTGATGTTTCTGCGAAAGGAACAAGGATGGAGCAAGGTTGCGGTTCAGTAGAAGGAAAGAAGTGGGGAGAAGGTTCTATACAAACAGTATTGAATCCTAAAACATCTCCACTTTTATTAGCATTAGCATTAGGCGATATATCTTCAGCACCATCAGGAGTAAACTATAAGCACACAATCAAAAGAGGTGAAGGCGATGCTTTAACAGCATCAATATATGTTGACAACATCGCTAAAGAAGAAATATATGCTAATGCGGTGGTTAATAATTTAGAGATAGCATTTGCTGATGATGTAGCAAGCATTAACGCAAGTATATTATCTAAATATCCAGTAGAAGAAACAGCCACATTAGATGAAGAAACAAAATGTCCACTTCTTTACACATTTGCTAACGCAACAGTAAAGATTGGAGATGTTGTAGCTAAGGTTAGAGATTTCAGTTTATCAATATCAAACAACGCAGAATTGATATATACTCCAAGCGATAATAATGTATCTAAAATAATTTGGAAGTCATTAAATATTAGTGGGTCTATATCAATGCTATTTGAAGACACAACAATACTTGATTGTTATGAAAGTCTGACAAAGAAAAAAATGGAGATTGTATTTTCTAATAGCACTAATGATTCTATTAAAATTACAATTCCAAGTTTTAGAGTTGATAATTGGGCTAAATCAGGTGGTAATGACGATATTATCCACGAAGAGTTTGACTTTGTAGTAGAGGATAGTATCAATAATGAGCCAATTACAATAGAGGTTATCAATCAAGTTGAGCAATATATTAATGAAGAAAGCTAATAAATAAATAAAAGTATGAAAATTGTTACACCAATAAAACAACACAAAGTAGAACTTAAAGACTGGATAACTGGCAGAGAACAGCAAGAAATTAAGAAGCCAATTACAGATGTAATGATGAAGATAACTTCTAAAGGAGAATCTTCAACAGAGATAAATATCGGAGAAGCACAAAGAAAGTCAACAGAGAAAGCAATAGAATTTGTAGTGGTCTCAATTGATGATGATAAGAAAGATATTCTAAACAGAGTATATGATATGCCAAGCAAGGACTATGATTTTGTTATAAAGAAAGTTGATGAAATTGTTACAGGAGAGGATTTTCAGCAAGCCGAATAGATTCTAAGAGGTGGTATAGATTAGGCAAGTTAACTGAGCCGATGAAGATTGTAACGATATGCGAACTATTTGGCTGGGATTATCAAACATACTTGAATCAGCCGATTTGGTTTATCCAGACAATCATAGACAAGATGGAAATTGACAATGAAAGGATTAAGAAGATAAAAAATAAAAAATAGACAATGGAAAATGTTCTAAAGTTTATTATAGAGGCACAAAACAAGGCGACAGATACTATAAAACAAGTTGAATCGCAATTAAAAGGCATAGAAAAGAAAACTAAGGATATGAAGCCTGCTTTTAAGGAGATGGCAGCTGCGGGAACAGTTGCCTTTGGTGCTCTTACGGCCGCAGTTGGACTAAGCGTTAAAGCATTTCAAGAACAAGAGGTTCTTGAAGCTAAATTAGAAACATTACTTAAAAACACAACTAATGCCACTGATGAACAAGTTAATTCATTAAAAGAACAAGCATCTGCTTTACAAAGTGTAGGAGTTGTTGGAGACGAAGTAACAATAGCACTTCAAGCACAACTGGCCACTTTTGAACTTAATACAGATACGATTAAAAAAATGACTCCAGCAATTCTGGATATGATAGTGGCGGAGAAAGGAGTCAACGCCACAACTGAGGATATGATTAGTTTTGGTAATGCTTTTGGTATGGCGATGGAAGGTAATTATGCTTCGCTTACAAACAGAGGATTCAAAATTGACGAGAACACTAAAAAGATGATTGAGTTAGGAACGGAAGAACAGAAGGCAACGGCGATTACAGAATACTTAAATAGTGTCTATGAAGGAACTAATGAAGCGATGAAAAATACATCAGCAGGTGGATTGAAGGCATTAAAGAATAGCTTTGGTGATTTACAAGAAGAAATAGGTGAAGTTTTTATTCCATTACTCATTGATATTGTAGAAAAATTAACTCCGATGATTGATGCGATTGGAAAATGGATAGAACAGAATCCAGAACTGACTAAAAATATAACTATAGCAACAGCGGCAATAGCTGGAATAATAGCAGTTATTGGAACATTAGGATTAGCAATACCGAATATAATTACAGGATTTAAGGCCTTTGGTGCTATTCTTTCATTTATTATGTCTCCAATAGGATTGGTTGTAGTAGCAATCGCTGGTCTAATAGCGGCTGGAGTTCTATTATGGAAGAATTGGGATGAAATATCTAGTAAGGCAACAGTGATATGGAATAATATCTCTAACTTTATGAAAGGCATATTAAAAGGAATCAGTGATTTCATATATGATTGTATTTCTTTCTGGTTAGGATTGATAGAGATGTTTCTCAATGTTTTTGGTCTTTCAATTAAAGATATTCAAAATGCTATTGAGAATATGATGACACACATTAAAAATATATTCTCCATAGTTTCTAAAGAAGTATCAGGAATATGGAACGGATTGTGGGACGGAATTAAAAGTATAGTTAACTCAGCTGTTGGCTTTATGAAGCCGATTATAGATAGTTTTATTAGTTGGTTTCAGGATAAGTTTGATATTATCGGAGACATTGTTTCAAATGTGAGAAGTGCGATGGAAAATGTTGGGTCAATGATTGGAGGAGCAGTATCATCAGTTTCTAATATCGGAAAATCTATCCTAGGCGGATTCCAGTTTGGAACAGATTATGTCCCACGAACAGGTATGTATATGCTTCATAAAGGAGAAGCAGTATCTCCAGCAGGAGCAGGTAATAGTATCGTGGTTAATATTAACGGAGGATATTATATGTCAGAGAGAGCGGCAGAAGACATAGGAGACAAGATTATAGAGAAACTAAAAAGAGAAGTTAGATTATGACAATTATAAAAATTAACTCAGTAGATAGGACATCTGATATTGATGTTAATACAATAGTAAAAAATGATAAGATTGGCGGTAACAGCTCTCTTGATTTTAGACTGATAGAAAAAGACACGATTGAGAGTCCAGAGATAAATAATGATGTTGAGTTAATAATTGACGGAGTAAAAGAGTTTGCGGGGATAATAACAAGGATAGAGAAAGTAGCAGACGCAGGACTGACATCAAAAATGTTCATATCGTGTGAAGATTATACAAGTGTTTTATCAAGATATATCGCTACAGAAAGATATAGAAGAAAAACAGTTAAAGAAATAATTGAAGACCTAATTGATAAGTATGGTAGAGATTTTTTTACAACTAATAATGTCAATTGTGATATACCAGTAGAGACAATAGTATTTGATAAGATTAGCTTATCTGAGTGTTTGAATAGGTTATCAGAGTTAACAAACTACAGTTGGTATGTTGATTACGATAAGGATATAAACTTCTTTGAAAAATACGATAAATTAGCTCCTTTCTCAATAAGAGATGATAACGGCACATATATTCAAAAAACACTACATATTGTTCAGGATTCAAGCCAGTTGAGAAATAGAGTTATGATTAGAGGCGGTGAGGTTGAAGGAAACTTGAGAACAGAAATATATAACAGTGATGGTGTTAGGACAACATTTTCATTAGTTAATAAGTTTGGAACAGTTCCAGAAGTCAAGGTTAATGGAGAATTAAAAACAGTAGGTATTGACTACTTAGACGCAGAAGAAAGTTTTGATTGTTTCTGGAGCTTTGGTGAAAAATATGTTAGATTTAGAGAAGCACCAGAGGTTGGAGAAGTTTTAATATCAGGGCGTCCACTTTATCCGATTATTATTCAGGTTCAAGACGACGACTCTGTTGCCAGATATGGAGTAATTGAGTTTTTCAAAGAAGACAGGAAAATTAAAAGTATTGAGGAAGCAAAGCAATTTGCTGAGGCAGAACTTCAAGCATATTCAGAAAAGATATATGAGGCAGGTTTTACAACAGACAAAGCAGGACTACGAGCAGGAATGGTCATTAACATTAACAGCGATAGTTTAGGAGTAGACGAGGACTTTCTAATACAAAGTGTCTATCTAACATACGAGAGCAAAACAAAAATGTATTACGATGTCAGTTTAGCAACATTAAGAACGCTTGGAATAATTGATTTTTTAATTAGACAATTACGCATCGGTAATAGAATTATTAAAGAGACGATTGATGAAGTATTAGTTAGGCCATTATTCATTACAGAACAACTAGGGATAAAAGAAATTAATGAAATACAAGAGCCAGAAGTAATACCAACTGAGAAACTTGGAATATATGAAGATATATGTGATAATAATGTAGAGCCGATATTTGTTTATGCTCCATATTTCCCGACAGGAACTGATGACCAGAAAGTAAAAAGCATTTTTAATACAGCTAAATGGCAATAATATGAATAAAAAAACAAAAAACAAAATAAGAGTAAAAGGAATACATACAGCGTTCTTTATAAGAGGCGATAAAGTTATTAAGATTGATACAGTTGAGAACATAGTGACCTATAAAGGAATTGAGACTATGTGGAAGAAAATGGCAGGAGAATATTCAGGAGAATTGATGATTGATAAGGCAGTTTTAGGAACAGGAGAAACTCCACCAGCAGTTACAGATTTAGAAATTGAAACTGAAGTTTATAGAAATAATGTTATATCAGTAACGGCACAGGATAATATGATATATGTTGATGCGTATTTTAGTCAGGCAGAAGTTACTGGAACATTTAAGGAGTTTGGATACCTTATTGATAATAGTGTATTATGGAATAGAGCCGCAGTTAACTGGGAGAAAGGAGACTTAGATGCTTTATTAGTCAGGTCGTCCTTTATGATAACAAATGAAGAAGAAAGTTAAAAAATATAAATATGGCAATACCTAAAAATGTATTTTCTGCTGGAGACCCTATTCTAGCAGAAGAGATAAATGAAAACTTTGAAGAATTATGGGCTGGATACGATGCGATAGTTTCACCATCTGGTAATGAATACTCAACAATTGGAGGAGCTTTGACTGATGGCAAGAAAAAAATCTTTGTTAAAAACGGCAATTATACTGAGTTGTCTATAACTATAACACAGAATAATACGCTTATTGTAGGAGAGAGCAAAGAAGGAGTTATAATTACAAGTTCTGTGAATGGCCCTGATTCAAAAGCCATTGATATCAATGCTGATAATGTTTCTTTGAAGAATCTTACTATTAAGGGACATCTTACAGATGTAACACCAGATACCGAGAGCATAATTTATATCTCAAAAAATCAAGCCAAAGGAATTATAATTAATAATTGTAATTTTTTTGATACTAAAGGACGTTTCATCTATGGTAATTATGCAGAAATTAAGGCATATAATTCTTTATTTGACGGCACTTCCAAAATAGCTCAATGGAATAGTTTAATAAGCGACCTTGGTATGGGGTCAGTAATACTTGGTTGTAGAATCATATCACAGAAAACTAACAATACATATATGCCTGTGATTGATTATGGCTATGGATTAATTCAAGGTTGTTTGATAGAAGGAGATGTAATTTCTGTCACTTTTTATGAATCTGGAAAAATGATTGGATGCGAAGTTAAAGCAAGAAGATGCTATTTGAACAGTGGTAATTTTATTGGAAACTACTTTGATAATGATGGAAAGGATCCTGGCACTGGTTGGATGCTTCTACTCTATAATACTAGATTTATAGACAATAGAGTGCGTTGCAGTTATTATGCGAGACCTTTAATTAGTTGCACTAATAATAATATTATATGTAACAATTATTTTGATATGGGAAGTAAAATAAGCCTTGATGCTCCATATGTAATTTTCTGTAATAATAAATGGCAAAATACTGGTAGTGGTTTTACTATGACGATTGAAATAACTAGCAATGCTAACAGATGCCAAGTTAATCATAACATCGTTATTGGTGGTGGTGATAGCACGCCAGTTATCACTGATGCTGGAACAGGTAATAATAAACTAAATAATATACTTTATAAAGAGTAGTATGAAAACATACAATGGAGCAATAATAGACCCAATAGATGAACGAGACTACCGACTTGAAGAAGTTGGAATGTTTGCTCCTGTCAATTGGATAGAGAAAAAAGGAATAAGGCAATTTGAAGTTAAAGACCAAGACCAGTCACTTAGCTGCGTAGCAAACGCCGTAGCAAAAATACTTGCTATTGAAAACTACCTTGAAGAAGGCAGGTATTTTCCTTTATCAGCAAGAGATTTATATACAAGGCGAACCAATAAAGGAGGTGGAATGAATTACAGAGAAGGAATGAAAATTGGACACGAGAGGGGAATAACACTTGAATATCTTATGCCCTCAAATGGAATGAACGAAAATGAAATGAACAAAGCAGATGACAGAACAACATTTACAGAAATGACAGGGAACATTTTAGCAGGTGGAAATTATATCGCAACACCTTTTGATATAGACATTATTGCGTCTATTATCAATCAAGGCAAGGGAGTGCTACTTGGCTTCAGATTTGATTATAACGAGTGGGATTTAGAAGTTCCAGTAATCAATCCCAATTCAAAATTATCTTGTCATCACGGAGTTGCTGGAATTGACTTTACTATCAAAAACGGAAAGAGGGCAATTGTAATTGATGAAAGTTGGGGATTTAGAAATATAACTCAGAGATATATAACAGAGGATTGGTTTATAAATAACAGAGTAACAGCAAGCTGGTATTTTGAAGATTTACCTAATAATAATAACAAAGAGATGATAAAGGTAAAATACAGGTTTGATTATGACCTATGTTTTGGTATGAGAAGTCCAGCAGTATCAGAGTTACAGAAAGTTTTAATCTCGCAAGGATACCTATCAATTAGAGAGCCAACAGGATATTTTGGAAGCTTAACATTAGAAGCAGTTAAAAAATATCAGCGTGTTAATGGTATTTCACCCATCTCGGGTTATGTAGGTCCACTAACCCGTGAAGTTCTAAATCGTAATAATAAGTAAATAAAAAATATGACACAAAAAATAAAATCAGCATTACTAAGATTTATAAGAGGTTTTGTCTCAGGGGCAATATCAGCGATGGTAGTTATCGCTCCTAATTCAATGAACGATTGGTCAGACCTCAGCACTTGGATTGGAGCATTATCATTAGCAGGTATATTCGGTGGAATTACAGGAGCATTACTGGCGATGGATAAATACATCAGAGACACAATGTCGGAAGGCAAAAATTAACGATTTGAGGCGATGAAAAAGAAGAAATGAGTAAATATACGAAAAGAAGAAGAAAACGACTCTAAGGCGGATAAATACAAAGAAAAAATGGTGTATGGACTGACAATAGACCTATCATCTCTGCCAAAAGACATCAGAAAGGAGATTTTCAAAGAAATATTGCCTAAATAAAAAAGCCAACCACCCTCACCGGGACATAAGTTGGCACAAAAATAGTTTTTAGTTTCACTACTTCACTATATTAGACGCAAAAAGTCAAGAATTATTACATCATTTGACAAAAATAATTGAGTTGATATAATTATATTCAATGATAAAAGAAACTCATAGCAAAAACAAGGTAATCGCTTTTTAGGTTGCCTTGTTTTTTTTATGGTTCTTTTTATTGGTTCATTGACAAGGTATAGAAAGCAGAAAGCAAGCTAATCATCGGAGGTGATTAAAATGAAGAAGGCATTTTGCCCTATCTGTAAGGAAGTTAAATGGTGTAACAGACATCATAAGTTTCCTCGTACGGTATGGGGATATGGAGAAGAGAACAACAAAGTGATTTACTTATGCCTTGATTGTCATAGGATGATTCACGAAAAGATAAGAGAAAAGGAAAATGGGATACTTCAACTATTCCCAGAAATCTACATTGAGACATTAGCAGACGCGATTAGAGGAGATGATAAGAGTGGCAAAAGAAGAAAGTGAACAGACCACCTTTATCTGGTGGGACGGAAAGCAAAAGAAGCTTTCTGATTTCTGTAAAGAACTTGGCATAGAACAGCCCAAAATGGCTAACAAGCCGAACAAAAAAACAGGATAGAATAATTCTATCCTGCTTTTATTTGACAAAAAGGAAAGATACTCTATAATAGTGTCATAGTATATTTTATTTGACAAAAAGTAATAAGAAACATATAATAAGAACATAATCATAATAACTCAGATTAAAAATATGGAAAAAAAATTCAGCACTTGGTCAGTAATTCCAACAGAGGTAATGCTTAATAAAGAAATATCAAGCACTACGAAAATACTGTATGGGATTATCGGTTCTTTATGTAATGAAAAAGGTTATTGCTGGGCGAGTAATGATTACTTGGGAGAATTACTTGGAATAACAAGTACAAGAGTATCCTTAATTATTAAAGAGTTGGTTGAAATAGGACTAATAGAAAGTGAAATTGAAAAGAATTATAAGAGAAAAATAAAATTAAAAGGGGTATTAAGAAAAGTTAAAGTGGGGGTTAAAGAAAAATTAAAGGGGGGTTTAAGAAAAGTTAAAGATAATAATATAATAAAATATTATAATAATAATAATATAAATAATAATAATAATAATAATAATATAAACAATAATAGCGAGGATAAACCTCGCAATGATGTTCAGGAACTTCTAAAATTATTCTATGAAAACCTAAATCCTAACATAAAGTTCCAGAACAAAACACTCAGAGCAGATGCTGAGTTTTTAGTCAATCATTATCCATTAGATAAATTGGAGACGATGATTTTATACATCAAAGAGCATCAAGGAGAGCAATACTTTCCGACAATCACAACACCAACTCAATTAAGAGATAAAATGGCGTTAATAATAAATCATAGAAATAGAGAAATTAAAGGAAGTAAGATTATAAAAATATGAATCAGGAAATAACAAACAAAACAAAATGTCTTTTAACAAGAGAAGGAATTGAAATATGGATTGATGATATTCAAGCAGAAAAAATATCTCAATTAATTTTAACAGCCAAAGAAAACAAACTAATAGAAGTTGATGGCGAAACAATCTCAGTTAATTCAATCTCTGGAATATACTCGGCCCAAAAGATTGAGGACCTAAGAAGAAAAAAACAAGGGCAATGGCAGTGCGAATATTGTAAAAGATGGCATCCAAGAGATGAGCAATGTGGCTGTAATGGAGGGAGGTATTAAAAACATTTGACAAAAAAAAATGAATAAGAGTATAATAGAAATATGAAGAACAATAAAACACCAAAACCACAAAAAGAAAGCAAAGTCTTTATAGTAAAAAAAATGAGGGACGAAGGAAAGACAGTATTACAGATTGCTTTAGAATTAAAGATTAGCCCTCAGGCAGTTTATTATTATATTAACAGGTATAGACTTGTGTAAGGTGGAAAACTTATTTGACAAAAAAAAGTAAGCATCATATAATATAATTAAGATAATAAGGTCGGCAAAATAAGATAATAATAATTAGTTAAGTTAATAAAATAAAAAAATTATGATAACAAAAATAAAGAACAAAAAAGAGTTAATAAAGTTTATTAACTCTAATATAGGAGATGACAGGCTCCACTTGTCCGTTGTGTTCAAGTACAATACAGAGTCTAATGACGGATACTTAAAAGAAGTCTTCACGAAAGAAAGCCTCATAAAATTATGGGATTATGAGGATAAAGTAAGAGGAATTTATTTCCTTGAGATTGAAAATCTTGAGAAGAATAATTAGTCATAATACCTCTTAGAAGCTCAAAAAAGATGGGCTTCTTAGGGCTTAATTAGTTAAGTTGATAAAAAATAAAAATTATGTTTTACAATAAACAAGGAGAAAAAATTACAAGGAGTGAATTTACTTCATTGATTGTAGACAAGGATTATGTAGCCGTTAAGCAGAAAAAACTTAAAAATGGTAAGTTTATCTCAACAGTTTGGTTAGGATTAGATTATAGTATCTGTGATGGAAAAGTATTGATTTTTGAAACAATGGTATTCCCAGAATTTGGAGATTGCGAAAATGAGTTTTGCGAAAGATACTCTACATTAGAGGAAGCGATGGAAGGACACGAGAGGATAGTTAAAGAATACGAGAAAATAACAGGTAAGAAAGTAGAGAATAAAATGACAATTAAGGAAGTAAAAGATTTATTAGAAAGATTTGGGGTAACACCAACTCTAAAAAATATAGAGTTGGCATTAAAAAAAGGTCACGATTTAGAAACAGAGTTAGAGAATCTAGTAATTGGATATTTTGAAACTCATAGATAATTAAGAATAAAAAATAATATGCAATCATCAAAAAAATTCATAGATTGGTGCGAAGAGAATTATATGAAAAACATTGACGATTATATTCTGGAAGTTGCTCAACACCTTAGAAATAAAGAAGTTGGATTGATTAAAACCTTTAAAGAATACGAAAAAGATAGTTATATTCAAACACACTAATAAATAATTAAGAGATTAGTTAGTTAAGATAAAAGATAAAAAAATGAAAAAAAATAAAACAATAGAAAAAGAAATAATAGCAATAGCAATATCAGCAATATCACTGACAATGCTACTTGCTGTTTTTTTAGTAATGATTGATAAAGCATTAGATAATTTGGAGGTTGTAGAGTGTTACAAGCTCCAATCTAATGCTGGGAGATATGAAAAATACTCTCCAGAAAATCAAGGAGGGTTTTACATAACCTCGCTTGAGAAAGAAATGTGTGACCATCACGGAATAGTGGTGGACGCACCAGTAAAATAAAATAATATGAACAAAGAACAAGAAGAACAAGAACTTCAAAAACATCTTGAAGATTGTAAAAAGGGAAATCACAAGTTTGTTGATTGTGATGAGTGGGAAAGAACTTGTATTTATTGCGGTAAATTTGAAAAAAAATAATTAAATAAAGAACTATGAATAAAGAAGAAATGTTAAATAAGGTAATATGTGGCGATTGTTTGGAAGTAATGAAAGATATACCAGACAAGAGTATTGATATGATACTTTGTGATTTACCTTATGGAACAACTGCTTGTAAGTGGGATGTAGTTATACCTTTTGAACCGCTATGGGAACAGTATAAAAGGATTATTAAAGATAATGGAGCTATCGTTTTAACAGCAAGTCAACCTTTTACAAGTGCTTTAGTAATGAGTAACATAAAAGATTTTAAATACTGTTGGGTGTGGGATAAAAAAAAGGGCGGTAATATAATGAACCTAAAATCTCAACCATATAAAGTTCACGAGGATGTATGCGTCTTTAGTATTAAACCACACTTGTATCATCCTATAATGACCGAACAGAAAGAACGAACTGGTAAAACTTATTCTAAAGGTGAAGCAAATGGAATAGAGAATTACGGTGACACTCGGATATATAATAAAAAATATCCTAAATCTATACTTGAAATAAGCAATGCTGACCAACGAGATAAAAAACACCCAACACAAAAACCAGTAGCACTATTTGAATATCTAATTAAGACCTACACCAATGAAGGAGATTTAGTTTTAGATAATTGTGCTGGTTCTGGAACAACAGGAGTAGCTTGTAAAAATACAAATAGAAACTATATTCTTATTGAAAAAGAACCTGAAT